GCATCACCGGTAAAATAATTATGATCAACTTGATCTGTAATTTTTATTTCTTCGTCATTTAAATTATATGTTCCACTAAAAGTGTATTTTTGAAATTTAGGATTTAATTTTGATACTCCTGTGAAAGGTAGAGATGAAGAAGCAACTAAAATTTTATTTGAATCGGGATTTGGTATTATAAAATCATGAGGAAATGGAACATGCTGAGCTCCAACCATTTTTTTGCCCTCATGTTCGTGAAAAGGGCCATAATATGGAACACCATTCACAGTTCCTATATCAGGTTTTAGATATATGTTTTGTATATTTGCTGTAAATTTATTTAAGTTTGGATGCAGGTCTGAATCTATTTTTGAAATTCGACGAGTAATTTTAGTAACTTTTCTTGGATCAGAAATTCCTGTTCCTGTGATTAAACAAGTATTTTCATCAAATACATCAGTAACAATATATTCTTTGTTTGATATTGGATCAAAACTTGATGTAATTTTATCTCCCCATTGAGATCCAGAAGCAAGAGTTTCATGAGTCGATACTTTATCACCGATTCTTAAAATATTTACATCTTTTGTAACAAGTTTATACGTATTATTAACAGAATCAACAATTTCAAGAGATTTTACAACATAACTTTGTCCTGTGTTAAATAACCAATTATTCTCTTTAAAATTTGAACCAATTTTACCTAAAGATTTTATTTTTATCTTAGATCCTTTCTTTTGATAGTAAGTGTTAGTTGGAATTTGTATATCTTTTAAAACTGATCTTATCTTTAATCGTACTCCATCCTCAAATTCATCGTCAGCTGCATATGCAAATGTATCTTGGTCTATAAATGTATTATCTGATATAATGTTTGATATTCCTGTTGTGTTTATACCTAAAAATTGATTTACTGTTTTATCTGAGTAAGTACATACACCAGATGTTCCATCTTCAAATAAAAATGATAAAGTACCTGAATTTGGGAATCCTATTGTCGAGTCAACATCTAAAAATGTTTGTCCAATTCCAACTTGCCCTATAATTTTTGTTTTTGCATGTTCAGAAAATTCACCATACAATAATTCAGTCGATGCATCACCTTGATTGTATGATCCATCAAGACTTACCTTATAATATGTGTTTGTAAGTATTCCAACTGCTATTTTTTCAACCGCACTGATTGGAGCGTAGGCTTTTGATATGTTTTCAAAGCCATCTTGAAATAATGTTTTGTTTAAAAGGTCATCTGGATTACCTGATATTAATTCAACAACCAAATCTCTAGTAATTCGATAATTAGCATTTGATGGTGAAATAACATTATCGATTGGTCGATTTATTTCAACATCTTCGCCATATAAGGCTCCAAATAGTATTTTAAAAGATTCATCAGTCCCTCTTGTTGAGTAAAAGTCTTTTGATTGTCTTATAAACTGTGCTTGATTTAATTTTTCATCTAAATCTTTTTGAAAACCGTATAAAAATTGATTTTTTGTCTTTTTTAGGAATTCATCTAAAAATAAAACACTTAAATTTTCGACAACTGTATCTTTTTCATGAATTTGAGACTCTGATGTTGAAAAAACAAGATTTTCGGGATCAGAAGGATCACGATATGATGTTATTCCACTAAATCCTCTTGTGCAATTAACAAAACTTACATCAGTCTTTGATTCATATGTAATTACCTCATCATTTATTTTAATTAATCCATAATTATCAGGAAATCCATCTGTGTTTGATACAAAAATCGTTGAAGTTGTAATTCCTGCATTTTTTGTGGTTGATGTTGATTTTACTTGATTTGAATTTTCACTAACTTTAATATATGAATCAATATTATTAATTAAATCAAGTGGCCCACCTTGATACTCTTGACCAAGATAATATTGCGATAAAAATTCACCCACTAACGGAAAATCATCTCTCACATAGGAGGGAACTTGATTTTTGACAATTTGATTTAACTTTACTCTTTTTTCTGACATCTTATCTTATGATGTTTCCGTTAGAATAACTTGTTGTTACTGTGTAATTTGAACCTGATGGATCTGATCCCGAACTAATCGGATCTACAACCATATCAACTGTACTACTATCTAGTTGCAAATACAGATCCTGTAATCCAATGATATCGTTAGATTCTGGAGCAGCTGAAATCTCCAATATTTGAACACTATCTTTTGTTTTACCTGATACAATATTTATAGGATCTAGAGTGATTCTTCCAGTCTTATAATTTATAACCCCCACATTTCTTCTTTGGATCACTGGAGTTGATGTACCAGAATTTAATGAAAATAATCCAATCTGACCTCTTTCTCGATCTGAACTTGGTACATCAAACAAATAAACATCTGTATTAATATTTAAAACACGGAAAGCACTTGAACGAATATTAAATCCATTCATTGATTTAATATGAAACTGATTTCCAAAATCAACTGCATATTCTGCAACTTCAGATGTAGCTAATCTTAAATCTCTTCTCATTTCAATTGTAGTTATATTTGATGTAACTGATTCATGACTTTGATCAATCACTTTTAAAAACTTACTATACTTAAATCTCGCTCCATATCGATTTAATTCTGAGGATTCGGCATAACTTACAAGATCTCTTTGTACTTTTGTCGAAACAAATGATGCACTTGGTGCTAAATTTGTATCATAATATACATTACTATTGGTTTCGATGAACAAATACTTTAAATCTAGTATTTCCGGAACAATTCCAGCTACAGAATACTTTTTCAAGTCTCTTTTTATATTTTGTTTTACTAAATTTGGAACAAAATCACCATTTCGAGGTTTTATACTAATAAAAACCTTACCAAATTGTGGAGGAACTAAATCTTCTCCACCAAAAACAGAGATGGATTCGGTTTCTGGGTAAATTTTATTCGGAATCAAAACTTCATAGTCATTTGCGCTCAAAGCTCTGTTCTGTGTTGCGTAAATTTGAGGTGCATATTTACGAATTGAGTCTATACTCTCAATACTTTCACCACCACTTGATGGATTTCTACTTGTTAGTAATGAAATCCCGCTTGTTACAAATATTTCGACTGAATTTCTGACATATGAGATTGATCCAGAGAACGTAAAACTATTTACTCCATTTCCATCAGACCCATTTGTTGTAATATAGGTTACTTCAATCACATTTCCATCTTGAAGTTGTTTTCCAAAGATGCCATCACCAAAAATTACTTCATATCTTTCACTTTCAATCTCTTGAATGAAATATATGTTTGATTCTCCACTGATCACCGATCCATTATCTTTATCAAACAGATTATCCTGCCTTGAATATTTCACCGACACTGAAGAATCCACTGACGGTCTCACTGTGACTACTAAACTATCTAAATCTATTCCACTATTCGGTAAAATAAACTTTTGAAATGGATTTCGGCTTGAATATACGTATGTTTGACTTAAATATGACCCCTCAAATACTTCAATTCCTTCAAAAGTTGCGATTCCATCAATTACAGACACTGTTTTGTCCTCTGGAATTCCAAAAACAAAGGATTGTCCATTAAATTGTCCTCCTGTACTCGCTACAGGCCCTGCTTTAAGGGTTAAATTTGCAGGAGTTGGCGAAACTGATGAAATATCAACAAAAAAATCAACAAATGCTCTTGAAGATTTTTTTGAACGAGGTACATATCCAATATTTCTTGCTAATGCAACCACATTTTCACGCAAAGTTGCTGAATCGATGAATACTTCATTCGATATCATGTTTGCATTATAAGATGTGATGTAAGTATTATACGCTAATACGTCTAAAATCGTAGATAAGTTTGATCCTTCAAAATCATAATCAGTAAAATCGGAATTACTTTGCAAGTAATCCTTCAAAGACTGTTTTATTTGATCAAAATCTAGATTTGTAAAATTTATAAGTGACATTTATCTGACTGGCAGTAACACAAAATCTAATTGTTGTGGTGGAATATCGATTCCTACGATTTCATATTCTATCGTCACGTTCATTTCATTCAATTCGGGGTTTGGAACTACTTTTGTATTAAGTAAATTTACCCTTGGTTCAAAATTTATGATTGAACTTTTAATTTCATCTTGAATTGCAAGTGCCGAAACCTCATCAACGTTCTCAAATAGAGATTCCGATATTCTAGATCCAAAATCTGGATTAAAAAATTTCTCTCCGGGCTGTGTAAACACAATATTTCTTAACGAACGTGCAATCGCATTCGTATTTTTCAGACCAATTAGATCGTCATTGAGAGGATTTCTCTCAAATGACATACTAATATCCTTAAATTTTTGTGTGACCCGCTGTTGAGGCATTTAGGTGTAGTTAATCTAACTTATTTATACCTAAAAATTTGGTATGTCGTCAGGTTGTGCCTTTTCTTTCGCTGTTTTCCAGAAATAGTTCTCATCATTGCCAAGGCCATCGCGATCGTGACC